AGGGACAGGTGAGCAGAACCGTCGTGGTAGAGCACATTGTAACGAAGGGCACAATCGACGAACGGATCATGGCTGCGCTTCAAAAGAAGGAGGTGACGCAGAGCAGCCTGATCGACGCAGTTAAGGCGCAGTTGGATGACTGACAACCCCAGAACAACAAACAGGACCAAGAACAATAAAGAAGACCCAGAACAACAACCAAGCCCCAGAGAGGGCGGAAAGGATGTGAATTGATGAATCAGGTAGAACAAACTACCCCGCGAATCATTGGGGTACTCGAAAAGGGGATGTGGGAGCTTAAGAGGGATCGAGCCTTTGAGGAGCTCTTCGTTCCTTTGGAGAAGGATGCGCTTACGAGGCTGAAAGCCAACATTGAGCGTGAAGGATGTACCGAATCGGTATATACGTGGAACAAGGTGATTGTAGATGGACACAATCGGTACAGAATCTGCCAGGAGACCAATACTCCCTTCCCTGTCACCGAGATGGAATTCGCCGATAAGGACGAGGCCATTCTTTGGATGATAGACAGGCAGCTTGGTCGAAGGAATCTATCTCCTTATGAGAGAACCACGTTGGCCCTGAAAAGGGAGGAAATGTACGCGAGGAAGGCTAAAGCGCGTCAGCGCGCAGGCAAGAAGTTTGACGGGGTTCCGCACAATTGTGCGGAAGGTGAAGGGAAAGGGGAGACTCGAGAGCACATTGCAAAAGAAGCTGGGGTAAGCCACAATACTGTAGCTCGTGTCAAGCGGCTGATCGCGAAAGCTGATGATGACACCAAGAGGAAACTTCGCAGAGGGGAGATGTCGATCAACAGGGCCATTACAGAGCTGGACAAGAAGGAACACGAAGGACAAACAAAGATCTGCGATCGGTGCGGGAAGGAGAAGCCCATTACTGATTTTCCCCGTAGCCGTGGGGGATTGTTTTTCCTGTCGACCTGCAAGGCATGCAAAGGATTGGAGAGGGATAATTCCCAAGCGGAGGTTATTATTCCCTTGCCGGTTAAAGAAGAGGCACCTACGTCCGACAACCAGCCGGAGCAGATAGAGAGCTCTGTCGCTGTGACTGAGAGCCAGCCCGATACCCCCGCCCCTTTGCCTTCAACGGCAGTCGATCGACCGACCGATGGCAATACTCCTTTGGATCCGACCTACGACAGGATGACCAACTATCAGGGTTTGGCTCACCTGGATCACCCGATCGAGATGCCCACGGCGAATGGGGAGCCTCCTCGCGTCCCCCGTCCCTTCATGTTCGTTCAGGGCCAGATCCACTTCGCCCTGAAGAATATGCTTAAGGAGCTGAGGATCGGATTGAACTGGATTTCAGAGGAAGACAAGAACCGAGTCCCTGAATTGCTGCAAATGCTCAACGAGGCTTGCAGCCAGGGCGAACACATGATCAAAGAAGAAATGGAGGTTGAGAACCATGATGAATCCCACTAAGGTACGTTTTGTCAAGGATAGTGGCAACAAGGTGCCCGTTTTTAATGCGGTACTGCCTGGATCACACCACGTTGAGGGAAGTGCGGCTGATTGGACGGAGATGCGATCTATTCCCATCGGCTGTCTGGATGTTGATCCTAAGTATCAGCGATTGCTCAAGAGAGGATGGGTGCAAGAGATAGTAGACAACTATAAGCCCGACCTTGTCCAAGTGCTCCACGTTTCCTTCCGAGACGGGAAGTACTGGATTGTTGATGGCCAGCATACCAAGGAGGCCATCCTGATAAAATTCAGTGATCCCAACTTCCCGGTCATTTGCAAGGTCTACTATGGCCTGACAAGGGAGGAAGAGAGCGAATTATTCTATCTGCTCAACAAGAACAAGAAGCAGATTAATTCCGCTGACTCTCTGAAGGCTCAGGTTTTCTACGGTGAGGAGGAGTCGAAGAGCTTCTTCCAGCACACCAGTGATGAAGGCTTTATCATCCAGCCTGAGAAGTGCGTGAAAAGCAAGTTTAGCATTCTGGCGTTCAGAAAAGCTCAGAATTGCTTTCGCGCTCTTGGCCCCGACAAATACGATCGCATGCTTCGGCTGTTGAGAGACACCTGGGGTGGCGAGAGGTGGTCCTTGACTGCGAAGATGCTTGGTGGCATGGCATCGCTGCTCGCCACCTATGGCGACAAGCTGGATGACCGAGTGTTTGTAAACCAGTTGAGCTGCGTGACCGAGATGGAGATCAAGATGGAGGTCAGGCGCTTCTTCATGGAGAAGACAAGCGTGGCCTATGCGTCCGCTATGGTGAATTTCTACAACAGGGGTCGTCGCAAAGGGAAACTGCGTCAGGCTCAGCTGGTGAGTGATGATGACTCAGACTGAGAGGGTAGGACATGGAGTACCTTCAAGAGAACTGGGAAAACCTGGCTAACGCCATCATAATAAGGGCGGTGAAGGATTATGCCAATGCATACCGGCATTTTCTTCGCCACCCGAAGAACAAAGCTGCCCAGAAGGAGGTGAAGAAGCTGGAGCAGTTTTTCTTTAGCAATTGGTATGCAGCACTGACTGATGTTGATCCGAGCTATCTGTTGAACCGACTGAAGGAGGGAATTGAAACTGGTAAGCTGGAGCTACCTGGATAAGCGGGACGCCACGATCAAGGCGCTGAAGGACTACGACACCATGAGATTCATCATTGAGAATACCAGTGATGAGATCAAGCGGGTCGAGGACAAGACTACGTCCGTTGGTGTCCCTCTTTACGACGAACATGTTAGGAGCGGTAATGTCCATTCCGGCGAGGATGCGATGGTGAACGCCATCGAAGAGATCGACACCCTGAAAGAGCGCTACCGTCAGGCGCTGGAATACATGGGGTGGTTCGAGCCCGCATGGAAGCAGCTCAGTGAGGATGAGCAGAGTCTTTTGGAGGCAGTTTATCTTGAGGATATGACCCGTCCAGAGATCTGTGATCGTCTGGGTTATGAGAAGGATGCATATTACAAGAGAAGGAATAGAGCATTGACGCATCTTTCAACCCTGCTTTATGGTGTGCTGTAGGGAATGTCCAAAAATGCAGACACATCTACTTGCAAAATGTGATATATTCATATCATGAAATAGCGGGCACGAAGCCCGCGAGGGCGAGGAGTCTGTGAGGTGACCACGGGCTCCTTTTCCGATGGATGTGCCACGCCATGGCAAATGTCCAAAAATGCAGACACATCTACTTGCAAAATGTGATATATTCATATCATGAAATAGCGGGCGCGGAGCCCGCGAGGGCGAGGAGTCTGTGAAAACAGGCTCCTTTTCCGATGGGTGATTATATCGCAACCCGTACTTCAAAAACCGCTGAGGGCATCCGACAGGCTGATCGGTGTACCGATGTGAGATTTTGGGTACAAACCGACAGTACAACATTTCAAAGCGCGGGCGACAAAGCCCGCAAAGGCAAGGAGTCTGTGAAAACAGGCTCCTTTTTGATTGGAGGGATGATTTTGTTAGAAACCAATACCAGGCAGGAGCTTGACACGCGACAGCGTGTTGGGCGGCATACCCCGCATCGCATGGAAGTCTGGCTGATCAAAATTGATCGGGAAAGGGAGAGCCCCTTTCTACGCTCCGGCTACTTTCCGGCTGTGGTCGTGAGCAATGAAAAGTCAAATATCAACAGCGATGTGGTCATCGTGGCGCCCGCCAGAACCTCGCCGAGACGGCTTGACCTTCCTTCGCACGTTTGGCTGACGTGCGAGAACAATCCGTCCTTGGAAAGGGACATGACCATGCTGGCCGAGCAGATGACCTCTATCGACAAGCGGAGCCTTGTCAAGCAACTCGGCAAAGTGACCAGCGAAGAGGACATCGAGAAGGTCGAGATAGCTGTCCTGAAACAGCTCGGTTTCGAGGTGGAGGAATGAACTACGCATTTGTGTTGATGGTGGCATTCATTGTGCTGATCTGGGCCACCAGCGCACCGCCACCCAGGAATCCGTGACCCAAGCCCTTCTGCTGCTCGGGTGGGAGCGGAAACGCTCTCGCCCAGCGGCGGTCTTTAACAACGGCTAAAGCAGTTCGAACCAACAGCATTTGGCGAGCTGGTTTAACCAACAGCATTTGAGGAGGTGCAATATGCACATTATCACCTGTGAACAGGTTTCCAACGGCCATCCGGACAAGATCTGCGACCAGATCGCAGATGCCATTGTCACGGATGTGCTCGTCCATGATCCAAAGGCCCGTGTGGCAGCAGAGGTTCTAATCAAGGGCAACGTCATAATCATTGCCGGGGAGATCACATCTTCCTACACCCCCGATTATCAGGAGTTGGTGAGGGAAGTCTTCCGGCGGATCGGAGTGGATCGCCTGGGCTATGATCCTGACATCTTTGATGTTGGCATTCTCATGGACCGTCAGAGCCCGGACATTGCACTGGGTGTGGACAAGGGCGGCGCCGGCGACCAGGGCATGATGTATGGCTATGCCACGAACGAGACGCCGGAACTGCTGCCGATTCCTTATGTGTTGGCTACGGACTTCCTGCGGATTCTTGAGAAGCATCCCAGCCACATGTTCCGCGCCGATGCGAAGGCCCAAGTCAGCTTTGATTACGACAGCGGCCGCATCACCACCTTCCTTTGCTCCGTCCAGCACAGTCCGGATGTGGAGCCCGGTGACTTCCGTCACGTCATCGAGTCAATGATGGTGCTGACCGCCGCGAGGCTCGGTCTGAACACCGACTTTGAAAAGCTGGTGAATCCGACCGGTCGCTTCGTTATCGGAGGACCCTTTGCTGACTGCGGCGTGACCGGCCGGAAGCTGGCGTGTGACACATATGGAAGCGTGGGTCACATCGGGGGCGGAAGTTGCTCGGGAAAGGATGCCTCGAAGGTCGACCGCAGCGGAGCCTACATCGCCAGGAAGATTGCTCGGGACATTGTGATGGCCGGCTATGCAGACAAATGCGAGGTCCAGATCGCCTACGCCATCGGTGTGGCTGAGCCGGTTTCCGTCCATGTGGACTGCTTCGGTACCGAGAAGCAGAGCCAGGAATTCCTGGAGGGGTACATCCGGGACAACTACGACCTGACGCCGAGGGGGATTATCAACTCCCTCCATCTGCTGGATGTGGACTACAACAAGGTTTCCAGCTACGGTCACTTCGGTAAGCCCGGACTTCCCTGGGAGATGTGAACGATGCTCCGCACCACGATCACGCTCAGCCAGGACGAAGTGGATAACCTGGTTGAATTCCTCGAGCTGGAATTCCTGCCAATGGTGCGTAAGGATGACACCATCGACAACTTGCGATACCTGACCAGCATGGGGTCAGTGTATGGAAAGCTCGAAGCCGCCCAGAAGCGGTTGAGGGCAAAGGATCCCAGGAATGGGAATACCGCATGGCGGTGAAAAACTGCCAACAATACTACGAGAGACAATGTTCAAGGAGGACAACACTATGCTAAATCTCAAACTGGAAGCCCCCTGGAACACGTACCAGAAGAAGGTCAAGGCTCTGTTCGAGCAGGATCCCGACATCATTGTTGGGGAAGTCAACGAGCTGAGCGATGGCAAGACCAACTACGCATTCGACATTGAGGTTC